CTATAAGTAACCTCTCCTGTTTGTGTGTTTTGTAAAGTAACGGGGTTATTAAATCTTACTCCACCAACCCAGACATCAACTCCTGGGTGATCATTAATCTTGTTTCTGATAACATCCCCAGCCCCTTCGATAAACACATCATCGTCGTCTAAGAAAGTGACATACTCTGTTTCAGCCAAAGCTGCACCTACATTTGCAGCCATACCTCCATACATACCCCACTTGCGACCGAGCTTAACAAACTGTGCTCCATGCGAGTGACAATTCACACCATCGCTTACAACAATGGGCTTGAAGCCTTCTCTCTTAGCAGAAGCAATTGCAGCTTTAAGACTCTTGCGTCCAATCGTTTTAATGATAACAGTAGTATCAGCCATTGAATTGCCACTCCTGATTGAACGTGAAGGTTTTATCCTTGTCTCGATCATTGATTAAACCGATAGCCTCTTCATATAGTTGTAAACGATGTTTTACTACCTTGTTTAGATCAAAATACTCTTGCGTAATCTTGTGAAGATTCTCTCCCATCTCTCTTACGTGGTCTGGATTCTTCACACAGTGAGTAAGAATTTTGACCCATTCCGATGGGGGTGCGTTAGCTGGAAGTAGGTAGCCTGTCTTTCCGTTAACGATTGTTTCATCATAACAACCTACATCAGATGCAACTAATGGCACCTTGTATCTCCCACACTCTGCGACCTTAATCTCCGACTTAGAGTCGTTGAATGCATTCATTTGCAGTGGGGCAATCGACAGATCAACATTAGCATAAAGACCTCCATAGTTATCAGGAGGAAGAGCATTATAAATGTTCCAGTTCGGTTGACCTTTGAAACCTTTTAGTAGGATCTTCTTGTAGTTAGCCCAGACATCATGCTGCCACCCTCTCTCCTGCCCCTTTGCCAACGTAGGGGCACCGTAGAAGCCCCAGGAGCAGTTCTCACGGCCTGCACGCTGGTTTACGAGGTTAGGTACCCCAGCGAACTCTTTTACATCCTCTTCGTGGTGGATACCTCCAGCCCAACCAATTCTGACAAACTTCTTTCTAGGCTTAGGGATCTTGGGAACATTCCAACACGGTAAGTTATAGTCGATAGCATTCTTTACGATTGCTAATACACCACCACAGTAGGGTCGGATTCGTTCTGCGAACTTCCTCTGTGTAACAGTTACAAGATCGGAGTGCGAATAAATGAACTTAGTAATATTCTCTAAGTCTCTTTCTTTATATACATCGTATAGTCTGTGACCCTCATAAAGATCGGTGAGAAGGTCATCAGTATCAAAATGCACAAACTTACCAAACTCTTTTGCTTTACCAACAATTCTAGCAGTGTAGGGTCCTCCCCAATTTGAAATATTGTTTGTCCAGACAACATCAGCCCACTTCATGTCTGCATAATCGAAATCTTCTTGCCACTTACCCACATTCTCACCTTTCTCAATGATGCCTAATGGGTTTAGGTTGTATCGGATCTCTACCTGATCACCATAAAGCTCTAGTAGCTTTTTAGCTGGCGCAATGATGCGATAATAAGAACACCCACCTTCGTTAGCGGGGGCACAGAGAATTTTAAGTTTAGCCATAATAAAAAAAGAGGATGAAGGATCACTCCTTCACCCTCATATTATAGTCCCGTACTTATATTTCTTAGGACTTCTTTGAGGCTTTCTTAGCCCCAGCTTCTTCCTCTTTTTCTACAGCAGCCTTCGAGGCTTCCGAAGAGTGTGCCACACCAAGAGCGGCACCAATGCTAGTCACAGCACCACCAAGGTTCACATTCTTATCCGAAGGAATAATAGCCTTCGCAGCAGCCAGCCAGTGCTTTCGCTTACGACGGGACAGGAATGCTAGAGCAGCTTCCCATGCAGCGAGGCTAGGGAAGAAAGCAGTTGCCACACCTAGAACAGTTTGCAGCAGACCTTCGAACCCACCATCAGTAAGTTTACCACCAAGCTGGACAAAGGTAGAGCCTTCGGCAACGTGGTCCTTGTCAGTTACAACAAGCTCCTTTTGGTTCGGGAACTTTTCACGAATGGTTTCTGGGAACTGGTCGAAAGGGATGGTAGCATATTCTGCACCTTCCTTAAGTTGCTCAGAAGTGGTGATAACGGTGCTATCGCCAAACAGCGACTCAAGCACCGTACAGCCCGTGAGACCCATGCTCACGGTGCCGACGATCATAAGGGATAGAAATAGCTTCTTCATGTTAATTACTCTGCATTCTTTGCAGGTAGTCGTCATCCGCAACATCCTCGGGAGGAGTCGGGTTCTTGCTACTACCTGTATGAGACGGAAGAAGCTCCATAGCGGCATTCTTCACATCTTCGTAGTCCTCCAACTTTACAAGAGCATGAATGTCATGGAGGGACTCCATCCACGCCGCACGTTCTGCACTGCTCCCAGCCTCCGAAGACTTCGGGCGAGGTGCAGATTGATCATACTTAGGCCATTGGCCTTCCATAGTCTTGACGATCTTGAAATCGTTGCCTTCCATCAGGTCAGTGATATCACCGAAGTCCTCGTCCAGCATGGCAGCGATGACCTTCTTGAACAGAATGACACCAATCGAGAGGATCTTCACCTCATTGGTTTCACGGTCAACCACGTTCATGTAGTAACGAGCACGCGGCTTGATCTGTCGAGCAAGATCCTCGTCCTTGTTAGGCTCCTTCCAGAGAGCGTAGTAGGCATCACACAGAGGACACGGCTCACCGTGAACCTTGCGGCAGTGGACATTCTTAGTGCCACCTTGGCCGTCTGGGACGCGGGGGATCTTAGTCTCCGCGTAGAACATCGTATCCTCATCCTTGCCAGGGAGAATACGGATAGTGTTGGTGCCCTCTTGCAGTTGCAGGAACGAGGACAGGAACTCGGCACTTGCGCCGCTCTTCTTTTCACCGCTGAGTTCAGCGTGCTTCTCACGAAGCGCATTCAAATCAATAGCCATAGTAGAACCTCCTATGTTCAGTAGTGTTGGCAGTTGTAGTATTATAGTTAACCATTCGCAAATTTTTTAGATTAACGGTAAAGATTTGTCTCGGCGCGACGTTGCGACGACATTTGCACCAGCATATCTTTCTTCTGCTCTAGTGAAGCCACCAGACCTTTAAGTAGGGTGTACTTAAACTGTGCATCGTTAACCAGTCGATTCAGTTCAACAAATTCCTCAGAAGACTCAACGAAGTCATCCAGATCCTTTGCAGTTTGCTTGACAGAAGAACCTTCCTTTCTGTTCTTGCGCGTTTGGGCACAATACTTAGTAAGGTTGAGGTTAGTCTCGTCCAGCATCTTCTTGGCTACAGAAAGCAGCCCTTGGTAGTATGAGTAAATAGAGGCTTGTCGAGCCATTTCACCATCAATCTCATCTTGATCACAACGAGTCAGTTCGTTGGCGATATCAACATAGTTCTCCCAAGTGAGATCTTCTAGTGCTTCAAGTAGTGTCTGTGCTTTGTTCAAAATAGTAACTCCTTCGCTAATTCGGGATTCAGGCGGATGAACATCATGACCGCTCTGGACATTGTTATAGTCAGTCGTTCGTTAGAAGTATGAATATATTCTTCAAGCTCTCCTTCGCCCTCACCTCCCATACCGAAGGTTTCTAGCAAAAGGTGGCAAATTTCGTGAAAGATGGTTTCGCGTGCTGGGCCATCCTCCATCTTTTTCTCTACCGATATGAGGTATGTGTCAAAATCCACCAATCCCCAACATTTGGTGTCACCAGATTTGATACCACTCTTGAGTTCAATGGTAAAATCGGCCCAACCGCCATTGACTTTTTTAAGCTCTGGTCGTTCCTCTAGAATATCGAAGATATGTCGTTTATTCTTCTTCGTCGCCAACTTCTTCACCTTCAACCATTTTCAAGATGTTGTAGTCCACTTCCATCGGCACTGTGAACCTTGGACGGCCATTACGAGACTTTACAACATACGCTCGCATACGCCCGTTGTCAAACTCTTCTTCACTTTGGTTCAGGGATACGGCAAAATCACACGTTCTGATTTTACCGTAGGAATCACCCAATTCAGCATCGGTGATGATCTTGACTGCACGACCTTGACGGTTAGTCTGGGTTGCGGTCCAGATTAGGCACCCATTTTCCATAGCAAACCCACGAAGCTCCTCAGCAATACGCTGTTGAGCCTGATACTCATGCTGGTTCTCTCTAACGGGCCTCATAAGCTCCAGGTAGTCCACAATCACGACATCGGGCTCGAAGTCCTCGTAGTTCTTTAGCTGCACTAGAAGGGCTCTCAGGCTGTTCACGGTGGCTGTACCAGTCGGGAACTCCTTGATCACCAGCTTGCTGTCAGGGAAGTTGTTTTGGAAAATACTTAGACGTTCACCAACCTTTAGCTGGGCGGTGGGATCTTTTAGCTGGCTCTGTGGGATGAGTGTAGCCACGGAGTCGAAGCGTTGGGCAATCTTGTCTTCCGACATCTCAAGCGAGACATACAAAACCTTACGCCCCTCAATCATGGACTGGACCGCTTGGTTTACTAGCCACAGCGACTTGCCCACACCAGGAGGAGCGATTACCATAGCCAGTTCCTTAGCACCAAGACCGCCTTCCAGGGATCGGTTCAGGCTGGGTAGCAGAGTCTTATACTTGTCTACATCCTGAGCGTTGTAGGTTCGGTCCCAACGATCCTTGACATCTTTGAAGTAAGACTGGCCAATATCTACAGTCCTGCTGACAGTGAGAGCTTTGCGGACAAGAGCCTCTGTCTCGTCCATGCGGTTCTCCTTGATGAGCATTAGGGACTGCTTGATAGCATCCTTCATCGCCTCCTTCTTGGCGAAGTCCTCAATAATATCCAGGTAGTAGTCTTCGCCTTCGGCAGCGGAGGTATCGAGCCTGTTAATGTAAGAAAGCTCGTCGGAGTAGTCGTGGATAGACTCCTTCTCAGTCTTCCTAGCTCGTAGCTCTTGCTCGATGAAATCGTCGTTGGGCAGCTTCTTGTATTTCTCGTAGTAGTCCCGAACCACGGAATAAATTTTACCGTGGATCGGAAACTCGAAATACTCAGGCTTGACGAGGTTGATAATTTGGAGATAGAAGTCTCTGTCAGACTTCAAGAGGTAAAGGATACCTCGTTGAATGTTCTCGTTGAACTCGTACATTTAGTTGTTTTGTGTTATTGGCCTTTATACTTCTTGTAGGGATTGATACCAGCTTTATCATAGGTGATATCGCTGATTTTTTTAGATGCATCTAACTTATTCGCAACTTCCTGGTCACTCAGCTTTCTAGCCTTATCTAGTAGTTTTTGAGGAGGAGTGTATTTTGCATACTGTTTCCAACCACCTGCCATCCTTTCTTTCGTTTCTTGTTGTAGCTTGGCGTTGATTTCATCCGAGCCACCAGTCTTGTTGTAGCCAGTTTGCGAATTTTGTCCAGTCCATCCCGCGCCCTTAAAATGGACGGGGATGTCTCGACCTGCA